AAATAAAAAATAAAATACGAGAAAGGTTTGGAAATCCCAAATCTTTTTCGTATATTTGTAACCAAATCAACACTTGGGTTTAAATTTGTGTTGAGACTAAAAATTGAAATATAGCTTGGATTATTGAAAAATAATTCGTATATTTACATAATGTTTAATAATTAAAAAATGGAAAATTATGGGAATTGATTTAAACGCAATCCGAAACCGTCTAGACAGTCTACAGACGAAAGTAAAAAAGACTGACAATTTGTGGAAGCCAAAACCTGGTAAACAACAAGTACGAATCGTACCTTACATCCACAACAAATCTAATCCTTTTATTGAGTTGTTTTTCCACTATGATTTTGGTGGTAAGAACATTCTATCACCTCACACATTTGGTGAAGCAGACCCTCTATTGGAGTTCGCAAATCAATTAAAATCTACAGGTGATAGAAACGATTGGAATCTATCAAAAAAGCTAACACCGACTATGAGAACCTATGTCCCAGTATTGGTTAGGGGTGAAGAATCTGAAGGTGTTAAGTTTTGGGGATTTGGTAAAACTGTATATCAAGAACTACTTGCCTTCTTTGCAGACCCAGATTATGGAGATTTAACAGATCCTGTATCAGGTAGGGATGTTACTGTTGAATTTAAAACAGCTAAGGAATTAGGTAAGAACTATCCTGAAACCTACATTAGAGTTAAACCTAACCAAACACCAATTACCGAAGATAGAAATGTATTGGCAATGGTTAAAGACCAGGTTGAACTACCATCTATGTTCAAAAAGTATGAATATGATGAATTGAAATCATTATTAGAAACTTGGTTAGAAACTGGAACAACTTCTGATTCCGAAGAAGAACAAAATCCTAATGAATCAACTAATCTTGAAGTTAGTGATAATACACCACTACCTGGTGATGAAGTACAAATGCAGAATCCTTCAGTAGCTAATGTGAAAGATGCATTTGATGATTTATTTAATAACTAAAATTAAGGTATATGGCAACACATAGAGATGAGTTATCATCAATTCTAGCCGAAAACCTTAATAAGAAGTTTAAAGGACAGCATAAAGTAGCATATTTTTTAGATGGTTCTGAGCAGACACCCACCGATTTAACTGAGTGGGTGTCTACCGGAGATGATATGTTAGATTTAGCTATCTCAAATAGACCTTATGGTGGTTTTCCTGTTGGTAGAATTGTTGAACTTACTGGATTAGAAGCAAGTGGGAAATCACTGTTATCGGCACATACATTAGCAAATACTCAAAAAAAGGGTGGTTTGGCTGTATATATTGATACTGAAAATGCAATTAACCAAGAGTTTTTAGAAGCTTTGGGGGTTGATACTAAAAAATTACTTTATGTTCCTTTAGAAACTGTTGAAGATATCTTTGATGCAATGGATTCTATTATCGAATCTATTCGAAAATCAGATAAAGATAGGTTAGTAACTATTGTAGTTGATTCAGTAGCAGCTGCTACTACAAAAGTAGAACTATCAGCTGATTACGATCAGGCAGGGTATGCTACTCAAAAAGCAATCATTATCTCAAAAGCTATGCGTAAAATTACCAATGTTATTGGTAGAGAGAGAATTTTGGTTGTATTTACTAACCAACTTAGAGTTAGAATGGGTGTCACTTTTGGAGACCAATATACAACATCAGGTGGTAAAGCATTAGGTTTCCATGCAAGTTGTAGACTTCGAATGAAACAAATGGGGCAACTTAAATCAAAAGTTGGTGGTATTGATCAGGTAGTTGGTATTAAAACCAGAGTTCAGGTTATTAAAAACAGAATGGGGCCACCACTTCGCTCAGTAGATTTTGATATTTACTTTGATAGGGGTATTGATAAGTATGGATCATGGTTACAGATGATGAAGCAATACAAATTGGTAAATCAAGCTGGTGCTTGGTATACTTGGGTTGATGAATCTACAGGTGAAGAAATAAAATTCCAAGCTAAAGATTTTGAAAAACTATTGGAAGATAGAACTGAGGTGAAAGAGCAGATGTATAAGCAGATTTGTGATGCATATATTCTGGGATACAAAGAAGCTGAAGGTTCTGCTAATATTGATTCAACTGAATTTGATGACAGTATTGACTAATTACAAAGCAATGTTGGAAAATCTCCAAAAATCATCTACATTTAATGTAAATGATAAGGTTATGATTGTTGATGGACTCAACCTCTTCATACGCGTTTTTGGAGCTGTACCAACACTAAATGATGATGGAGAGCACGTCGGAGGGGTAACAGGATTTCTGTTATCCCTTGGTGCTCTTATTCGTAATCATAAGCCCACTAGAGTTTTAATAGTGTTTGATGGAAAGGGTGGCTCACACCGTAGAAAAAAAATGTATAGTGGTTACAAAGATGGTAGAAGTGGACTGACCAAACTAAATAGATTGGCTGGTTATGAAGATTTGGAAGACCAATCCGAATCTATGAGAAAACAGTTTAATTTACTAATTAAGTATTTAGATTTATTACCTGTTGATTTATGTTATATTGATTATGTTGAAGCTGATGATGTAATTGCATATTCTGCTAAACATATCTTTGAAAAGGAAGTTTTAATTATATCATCGGATAAAGATTTTTTACAATTAGTAGATGATAGAATATCAGTATATCTACCTACCAAAAAGAAATTGATGGGTAAGGATGATGTGAAAGAGTTGTATGGAGTTCCAGCACACAATTTAGTATTTTATCGTACTTTCGATGGTGATACATCTGATAATATACCAGGTGTTAAGGGTATCGGCCCTAAAACTATTGTTAATAAGTTAGAGTTTTTACAAAATGAACCATTGGAATTAGATACTTTGTTAGAGAAGGTCTATCGAATGGATGATGAGAAACTTAAAAACAAAATCTTAGAAAATAAAGATGTATTAACTCTTAACTACAATCTAATGCAACTATCAAATCCTGATATTAGTACTTCTATAAAATCAAACATAAGAAATATCATTAACTCACCGATAAATGGACTAAATTCATTTCAGTTCAAAAAAGAGTTTATGATTGATAAATTATATACAGCTTTTAAGAATGTAGAAATTTGGTTAATGAACACTTGGAGTGATTTGGATAAATACTCAAAACAAAGTAGAAATCAAAAATAAGTTTTGGTAAATTAATACTTAGTTTGTATATTTGTAAAAATAAAATTATATGAGTGTATCTACATTTGGACAGCGATTCGGAACATCATTTCAGATTAAAATAATATCTTCTTTATTATCAGATAAAATATTCCTACAAACTGTATATGATATCATAAAGCCTGAATATTTCGATTCAGAAGCAAACGAATGGATTGTAAAGCAAGTTCTATCTCACTTTGATAAATATAACCGCTTACCTACTTTGGATGTATTTAAGACTGAAGTAGATAGGTTAGAGAGTGATGTATTACGACATTCTGTTATAGATAATCTGAAACAGGTTTGGAATAATTTAGAATCTGATGATTTAGATTATGTAAAAGAGAAGGTATTAGAATTCTGTAAAAACCAAGAAGTAAAAAACGCAATTTTAGAATCAGTTGAATTATTAGAAAATGGTAAGTTTGATATCATTAAATCTAAGATTGATTCTGCAATGAAAGCTGGCCAAGATACTAATATTGGGCATGAGTATAAATTAAATATCACCGAACGATATGAATCTGCTGTTAGAGATGTAATTCCAACTGGTTGGGATGTCATTAATGAAATTGTCGATGGTGGCTTTGGTAAAGGTGAGTTGATAATACTCGCAGCACCACCTGGAATTGGAAAATCTTGGGGGTTAATAAACATTGGTATATCTGCATTGTACTGTAATAAAACAGTAGTTCACTATACTTTGGAATTGAATGAAGGTTATGTAGGTCAAAGATATGATGCTGTTTTAACGGGAATCGCAGTTCCAAACTTAAAATATAATGTAGAAGATATTAGACTTAATATTGATAAATTACCGGGTGAATTGATAATAAAACATTGGCCTACAAAAACTGCATCTGTAAATGCTATTAGGGCATCTTTAGATAAACTTATTCTACAGGGTAAAAAACCCGATTTAATTATTGTCGACTATGCTGATTTGATTAAAGGTAATAGTAGAAAAGACCGACATGAAGAATTAGAAGAGATTATAGAATCACTCAGAGGTGTTGCGGGTGAGTACGAAGCTCCATTATTCACAGCATCTCAAATCAATAGAAGTGGAGCTGATGATGATATTATTACAGGTACAAAAATCGCAGGTTCATTCTCTAAATTGATGACAGCAGACTTTGTTGTTTCATTGAGTAGAAAAATTGAAGATAAATTAGCTGGAACTGGAAGGTGGCATGTAATCAAAAATAGATTTGGGCCTGATGGTATGACATTCCCATCGAAAGCAAATATGAGTAATGGTAGAATCCAAATATTTTCTGATGATAGTATTGATGGTAAGAAAACACAGAGTGAGATGAATAATGGTGGTAGTATTGTCAGAAAGAATTTACTTCAAAAATATAATGAATTACGTGGTGATATTAATGTTTAAATTACTATTTATATTCACCACAACAAAAGTTTAACATAATAATATAAGGAACGTAATGGGATTATTTAAAGAACGAATACCCTTTAAACCATTTGAATATCCAATATATTTCACCGAAGGTTGGTTAAAGCAGGCTCAGGCCTTTTGGTTGCACACAGAAATTCCGATGCAGGGTGATATAAAGGATTGGAATGAAAATCTAAACAAATCAGAAAAAAATTTAGTTGGTAACATTTTATTGGGATTTGCACAAACTGAATGTGCAGTTTCAGATTATTGGACTAATATGGTTACTAGATGGTTTCCTAAGCATGAAATCAGACAAATGGCAATGATGTTTGGTTCACAGGAAACTATCCACGCAGCTGCATATTCATATTTGAATGAAACTTTAGGTTTGGATGATTTTCAGGCATTCTTACACGAACCTGCGATTGCAGAAAAGTTTGAGTATCTAACCACCACAACGGCAGATTGGACAAGTGAGGATTTATTTTCAAATCCAGATGCGAGGAAGGAAGTGGCAAAATCGTTAGCTATATTCAGCGCATTCGCAGAAGGTGTATCATTATATAGTTCCTTTGCTGTGCTATATTCCTTTCAAATGAGAAATCTATTGAAAGGAATTGGCCAGCAGATGAAATGGAGTGTAAGAGATGAATCACTTCATTCAAAGATGGGGTGCTATTTATTCAATCATATGTGTAATGAATATCCAGAATTAAAAGATTCCGCTAGAGATTCCGTTGAAGAAGCTGCAAAACTCATTGTTGAGATGGAAGAAAAGTTCATTGATAAAATGTTTGAGATGGGTGATTTAGAGAATCTAAAAGCATCTGATTTGAAGAATTTTATCAGAAAGAGAGCAAATGAAAAGTTAAAAGAATTGGGGTATGAACCTTTGTTTAACTTTAACGCTAAATCAGCTGATGAATTAGATTGGTTTTACAATTTGACGGGTGGTACGACACACACTGATTTTTTCGCTATAAGACCCACTGATTATTCTAAGGCTGGTGAGGGTGAAGATTTTAACGATATTTGGTAATGAGTATGAAGAATTACGGAGAAGAATTAGGTTGGGAAGTTGGTGTTGATTATCCCGAGTGGGGTAACACAGAAATTTATGTGAAAACGATTAGTAAGGGATATCTCTTAGATGGTGAAACGCCGAAAGATGCATATTGGAGAGTAGCTACTTCGGTTGCTAGAAGATTACAGAAACCACAATTGGCATCAAAATTTTTTGATTATATATGGAGAGGGTGGCTTAATTTAGCAACACCTGTATTATCTAACACAGGTACTGATAGAGGTTTACCTATAAGTTGTTTTGGAATTGATGTAGGAGATTCTATTCAAGAAATTGGTCAAAAAAATCTTGAAATGATGTTACTTGCTAAGCATGGTGGTGGAGTAGGAATTGGTATAAATATGATTAGACCAGCGGGTAGTGTAATTAACCAAAACGGAACA